CTCTAGGGTCGTGTTGGGGGACTTGACATCCTCTGACAGATCAGGAAAGCTTAGATCAACTCGCTACAAGTTGCTCAGGAGGCTTACATGAACTACATCAGAATCCCTAAGGCATTCCACGACTACAAAGAGAGCCGTAAGCATGAGGTTCCAGTGGTGGTAGAGGAGACGAAAAGCCACTACTACATAGACAAAACTGACCCCGAACTTGTAGGTTTCTACTCAGACGCTGACGAGTACTGCTACAACACTGGGTCTGAGTACATGGGGTTGGTCAGTTCCGCAAGCGCAACTTGCAAAGCAATCGAAAAGCACTTCGATATAGTAAGTGAAAAGGAGACATGCTAATGAGTACTTACAACGGTTGGACGAACAAAGAGACATGGCTGGTGAACCTCTGGTACGGGGACGATCTGGCCCATATCATAGCCGACGACTGGAACATATACGAGGACGAGTGCGAGATTGGCATTGGCGAAAACGAAGCAGAAGAGTGGGTGCGCTACATAGCCGAGGAGGTTGAGGTTCTCAGTCAGACACCGAAGTCAGGTCTGCTCAGCGACTTCCTCGAGACTTGCTGGGCTGAGGTAAACTGGCAAGAGATCGCTGAATCAGTCTCTGAGAGCGCAAAGGAACTCGCAGAGGAATGATTGACCCCTTGTTGGTGGGGGTGCCTAGCCCCCGCCTCTTTTTATCTTCTTGAGGCTTCTTTCGAAGTCGGCACAAAACACTTGACAAGCTCTCAGGGCTCAGGCAAAATAAGTTACAAGAGTTGAGCAAACACAGACGGAGACAACGACATGACTAACCTCACTGAACTCGAAGCAAAGACGTTTAACGCCATCAAGGATAACGCAGACGAACAAATGATGGAGTGTGTAGACATCAAAGACTTGGTGAATATCACTGGAGAAGACGCAAAGAAACTCAGAGGCGCAATCTCATCTCTGGTAAAGAAAGAGATGGTTGAGGTTGAAGAGTTTGACGGCAACGATACAGAACAGCAGTTCTACTGGCCTGTTTAACAAACTGAAAAGCTGGGGCTTCGGCCCCGGCTAACTTTTGGAGACAGAGATGGACACCACAGACGAGAAAATCAAACCAGCAATCAGAGCGCAGTATATTTTAGACAACTACTCTGAGTTGCTGAACAAGGCTGCACTTAACAAACTATCAGAGTGGCCTGAGTGGCTTAACAAAGACCCTTGGTACGGTAACAGGACAATCGAACAGGTTATCAAGAAGATCAAAAGAGAGCAGACATGAATAATTACATACTAGTAACCTGTCTTGCTGCTGCTCTCGGGCTTCTTGCTTGGCTGACAAACAGTGAAGAGCCTATGCCCGAGGAAGTGCAATATTGTGAGATGGTTGACATCTGGCAGGACACAGACGGAGAATATGGCTGGCCTGACTTCAAAGACAACTACGATAAGGTTTGCAACAAGTAACCTCCCCTGTGGGGAGAAGCCTGAAGCTGCAAAGCCTTGCAGCGAGACGAAGTGAAAGGAGAGGGGAATGACTTATTTAGGTATTGATGAGATGGACGTAGTACTGTCAGAGATGTCAGAGCAAGAAGTCCACGACCTGATGGACAATCTTCAGACTGGCTACAAGAATAAAAAGGTCTCACTGGGCCATGCTTTGACAGATGAACAGGAGACTCGGATCAGAGATGACCTTCTTTCTGACAATCTGCTTTACATGAAAGCACTTCAGGAGTTGAAGAACCGCTACCAGCGTCTGGCCTCTGAGGCTTGGAGGAAGTTCGATGACGAAGCAGAAGAGTACATTCGCAAGTTGAAGCAGAATCTGTCAGACGGATACAGAAACAAAGGGCTGGACAACCTTCTAGGATATGATCATGACTGAGCAAGAGATGCAGCATCAGGAACTACTGGAAAAGCTAATGGCCTACGTCGGAGAGACTGATGAGGGCTGGGAGGATTTCACTGAGTGGGTCTTCCGAAACCGTCGCCCTATGGCTTGGAAAGCAGCAAGGGCAACACAGACAGGCCCAGAGATTCGGAGCCAAAACACTTTTATCGAGCTGGGCCGTGCCCTGTGCCGTACTGTTGAGGAAGACATGTGGGACTACGTTGAAGAAAACCTTGAAGAGCTTAAAAATAAGGTTCATTTTTAAGTAAACACACACACGGAGACAGCACGATGATCACTATAGACAGCAGAAATGCCAATCAGGCTTTGCCAGAGGCAGTTAGGAAGTTAGACACTCGAGGAAAATATCAGGACACCCGAAATGGCGGAGCGATTGTGCTCGACGCTCCTCTTACTACAGTTTACCAGAGGCCAAAAGAGCGAGTGGTGTTCTGGTCAGAGCGAGATGCCAATCCTTTCTTTCATCTTATGGAGTCGCTCTGGATGTTGGCAGGCCGTAATGACGTAGAGTTCGTAAAGCGGTTCGTTAAACGTATGGAGAGCTTCTCGGATGATGGTCAGACATTCAACGGTGCCTATGGATACCGCTGGCGCTATCACTTTGTGTTAGACCAGATCAACGAAGTTGTGGCTAACCTGAGGACAAACCCGAACTCCCGCAGGGAGCTTATCAGCATGTGGGATGCAGAAAATGACCTGAGTCTGGAAAGCCTCGATCTCCCCTGCAACCTTCAGGCTCTGTTTCAGATTAACTATCAGGGCAGCCTTGACATGATGGTTACTAACCGATCCAATGACATCGTATGGGGTGCTTACGGTGCAAATTGCGTGCACTTCTCCTATCTTCAGGAGTATGTCGCCACACTAGTAGGCGTAGATGTTGGCCGTTACTATCAGGTGTCATTCAACTCTCACGCTTACACTGATACCTATGAACAGGTGAAGCCTTTGGCTGAAAAGGCATTAGACCTTTTCTCAGGCTACTCAAACTGTTACTACGAAAATGGTTTAGTAGAGCCATACCCGTTGATTAGCATTGATGGTCAGCACTGGGATCACGAGCTAAAGAAGTTTATAGAGCTCGTAATGCGCGGGGATGATCGTTCTAACCTTGTTGCAGGCAGCTTCAATGAGCCATTCTTTAATGATGTCGCTTACCCTATGTACATGGCACACAGCACTTTCAAGTCACTGAAAGGCCGTCGCAAGTACCAGAAGTCCTACGAGTGGGCAACAAAATGCCAAGCAAGTGACTGGCGTGTTGCTGCGCAGGAATGGATTGAGCGTCGGCAACTGTCTTATGAAAAGCGTCTAGCCCGTGCAGAAGATGATGGTGTGGTATATGATTGACAGCAAGTTCATAGACAGTGTACGAAAGGCTGGCAAGATTGTTAGGTGCCACACACTAGGCGAGGACACTGACAAAGGTTACAACGTAGGGAATCACTGTTACAACGCGCTGAGCCTTCTGCTTGTCTTGAATCCTTCAGCCAGTATAAACTTGATAAAGACAGTTTTGTGGCACGACACTTCAGAGCTTTGGCTTGGTGACATGCCAGCAACAGCAAAGTGGAACAATCCTGATCTAAAACAAGCTTACGCTGAGGCGGAGAAGAAGATAGACAAGAGTTTAGGTATCGACTACCAGCTCAATGATCAGGAGATTCTTTGGATGAAGACTGTGGACATAATGGAGCTTTGGTTGTGGACAATCGAAGACCCTCACCACAGCCGCCAGAGCATCCGAAATGAGTGTGAGAGGTATATGGATACACTCAACATGCCAAGCGTTGCCAGAGTGTTCTACAACCGAGTTAGAGGCGAAATAAGCACAGATGGGAGCAATGAAAATGAATGACAGCAACCCTAATGAGATTCAGGTTGGAGGCGACCATTACCAAAGCTCAGTTCAGCATTGGGACTTTGTTGCTAAAAACAATATCCCCTACCATGAGGGCAATGCCACTCGCTACCTTTCTCGCTGGCGCAGGAAGAACGGAGTTCAGGACTTAGAGAAATCTCTGCATTACGTCGACAAGATCATCTCGCTTTTTGAGGGTGGGATGAAAACTCCCTCTTTCGATCTCATGTCTGGTGATCTGCAGTATGATGTTTGGGAGTTTGCGAAATCCTACGGACTCAGCCGGCCAGAGGCACATTGCTGCTACTTGATTTGCAGCTGGAGAGGCCTTGATGATCTCCTTTCAGCCAAGGAGACAATCAGACAGATCATCCGATATCAAAATGAAAGCCGGGGGTCATGATGAGGTGCAAAGCGTGTAACAGACTCATGACCAGCATGGACTTCATGATTGACCCTGAGCTTTGCTATGTTTGTAGGACTGTCGCCAGCGATCCTGACAACTCTGAGAGATACACACAGGGCGTAGACGGAATCGAGTACTTTTGCAGCGACCCGTTTATCTACAAAAACCTCCTAGATGAGGACGAATCAATCGGAGATGATGATGGGTAAGGTGGCAGCATACAATCAGCCCTGCCCAGTGTGCGGAAGCTCAGACAGTATGAGTCTTTTTGCTGACGAGGGCGGCTACTGTTTCTCTGGCTGTGGTTACGTATCCAAGAACAAGCTACAAGGTCGAGATGATAATAAAATGGACAAGCCGAAGTATCAAAGATGGGATGTTGCGGAGGTTGAGAACTTTCCTGTAGCCGACCTTACTTACCGTGGCATCTTACCCGATGCCTCTGAGAAGTATGGTGTTAGGCAAGCTGTCAGACAGGACACAGGCGAGCCTGACCGCCAAGCAATATTTTACAAGTCCGGAACAGGACAAGGTTGGAAGCGAAAGAACGCGTTACTGAAGCGTGATATGGAGGTAGTAGGCGAGTATGGTGGGCTATTTGGCCAGCAAGTATTTCCGAGAGGAGGCCGTTTCCTCATTATCACCGAGGGAGAGGAAGATGCACTATCAATCTGGCAGATGTTCTCGGAAAAAGGCAAGAATTACTCAGTTGTTTCGCTCGCTAACGGAGCTGGTGCTTCAGGGCTTGACAAACGTGAAGTGTGGGACTACATTACTAGCTTCGAGCGTGTCTTGCTGGCTTTTGACTCAGATGAAGCGGGTCAAGAGGCAGTAGAGAAGTTCGCCAGTGTCTACGCCACAGAAGTAAAGCTTAAAGTTCTTGAGTATCCGGAAGACTGTAAAGACGCAAATGATGCCCTGAGGCAAGGTCGGCAGGATGAACTTCTGCGCAGAATCTCTCAGAGCAAAGAGTATCAGCCAGAGATGGTCATCCCCGGCACTGACATCTCTATCGACATGGTTTCAGAGCCTATCAAGAAGGGATATCATCTAAAGAGATTCCCTGAGTTCAGTAACAAGATTGGAGGGATCAGGGACGGTGAGCTCACAACAGTCATGGCACCGCCGGGTGTAGGTAAGTCAACCTTTGCAGCAGAGCTGGGCTATGAGCTGATCAAGAACACTGATGAGAAAGTTGCTTGGCTGTTTCTTGAAGAGGACCTAAAGAAAGCGACCCAGCGGCTGATCGCTCTCGACAACAATGTACCACTTCCAAAGTACAGGCTAGACCCTAGCATTGTCCCTAAGCAAAGAATCAAGGAGAGCTACGATTCCCTGATAAACAATGATCGGACATGGTTTGTCAACCTTGGGCCTTCAGGCAGAGTCGATGTAGACAGGCTGCTTCATATGCTTCGGTACTACCACGCCAAGGGCGTGACTCGTTTCATCTTCGACCATATCAGCATTGTGTTCTCCCACGATGACCGGGACAACGAGCGCAAGCTTATCGACAACGTGCTCAGTGAAGTTGCCGCTTTCTGTGCTGCCACAGGTGCAAGCATGTTAATGGTTGCTCATATCCGGAGATTTGACCAGAAAGTGTATGTCAAGGATGAGGTTAATGACGCAAAGTGGCTCTACATAGACCCAGCCATGGCTCGTGGCTCTGGCAGTTTTGAGCAACTTAGCTTCAACATCCTCGCCATAGAGCCTGAGCAGACAGAGGATGAAACAAAGGGACGGATGCGCCTGAATGTGAAGAAGTCAAGAGAGTGGGGTTTCACTGGTCCAGCAGATGTCCTGAAGATGAACATGAGCACTGGACGTCTTGAGACTTGCCAACCTCCGGAATACGATTACTAGGAGAAGACATGACTATTGAAGACATCACAGGACACATCAGAGCCAAGCAAGCTAACACGGTCATGGAAGAGCTAGTGCAGGTGCTTGACAAGCATGAGTTCAGTCGAGCAGAGATGCTTGGGATGCTTGACCTGCTCAAGATGAATCTTTACACTATCTGGCAGTTTGAAGATGGATTGGAG